ACCCAGGGCGTGACCCTGGCAGCTTGCGCCGCCGCTATGGCGACGCTGCGGTTCACGCTGAGCGCAGCCCGGAGCGAGGCCGTGACCATTTCCGCCGGTACAAAGGTATATGCCGACGTGGCGGCGCGGGCCTATACCTTCCCCTTTGTGACCGGCGAGACCGTAACCATTGAGGCCAGCGAGAAAGCGACCACGACGCTGCGGTTCTACCCGAAAGCCGGAGCGACGACCGCCGTATTTGTGCCGATTGGCAGCTTGTACAGCGCCGCCGGGAAAATCTTTGTGACAGACGAAGACCTGGAAGTGGCGCCGGACGACGAATACAGCGAGGTGAGCGCCACGGCGCTGCTGCCCGGATCCACCGCCAACAATGTGGCAGCGGGAACCGCCGTCGCCTGGGCTGCCAGAGGGCAGGACGAAGACGAAAATTATATTTTATCCCCCACCAACAGCGCCCCGGCCATTGGCCGCTGCGTGACCGCAACAACCAGCACCGGCGGCGTGAGCAACCTGACCGCTGACGTGGCGGCTCTGGCCCAGTACGCCGGAGCCGAGGGAAACGGATTCAAGCCCGGAACCATCAACCACCTGCGACCCGCCACCCTGGCGCCCGGCAGCTACACACTGAGCGCCACGAACACCGACACAAGCACCGGCGGCAGCGGCAGCGCCTATGCGGACGCCCCGGCGGTGGCCGAGGAAGCGGGCGACGCCGCCAACGGCTACAAGCCCGCCCCCGCGCCGGTACGACCGAATGAAAACGGACTGCCGACCGTGACCCCGGAAACGCCGACCACGAAAGAACAGGGCGTGGCCGTGCTGGTAGACACATTCGAGGGAGTAACCAGTGTGCGCAACCTGACCGAGACCGCCGGTGGATATGGCAGTGCCTATGTGGACGTGCCAGCCGAGGCAGAGGCGCCCGGAGAAAGCGGCAACGGTTACGGCAAGGGCGACGTGAACACGCTGGTCGATCCCATCGGTTATATCGGCAGCGTAGCCAACACGACCGAAACCAGCGGCGGCACCGAGGAAGAAGACGACGACGAACTGACAGAGCGCGTCTTCTATGCGCCGGAGGGGTACAGCGTGGCTGGCCCGGCTCTTGCCTATATCAGCCTTGCAAAGCAGTTCCGCAGCGACGTGCGCGACGTTACCGTGGTACGCCCGGAGGGAACCGCCGGAACCGTAGACATCTACATTCTGCTGGCCGGAGGCAAGCTGCCCACAGCCAGCGACCTGGCCGCCCTGTTGGAATTTTTGAGCGATAAGACCTGCCGCCCGCTGAACGACCTGGTGGAATGCAAAGCCCCCACAGAGGTGCCTTATACCATCGACCTGACCTACACCATCGCCGAGAGCGACGCCGCACAGGTCGGCACCATCACTGAGGCGGTGAACCAGGCCGTGACCGACTACGCCGACTGGCAACGCACCATCGGGCAGGACATCAACCCAACCGCCCTGATTGCCAGGGTGCGAGACGCCGGAGCCAAGTGGGTGGAACTGCGCAGCCCCGCCCGCAGCGCAGTGACAAAAAGCCAGGTGCCGAAGCTGACGACGCAGAACGTGGTCTATGGAGGCACCGAAGATGATTAAGCTGACCGATGCCCGCCTGACCGACGCCCTGCCGAAGACGCTGGCAGAACAGCCCTGGGTGCAAGCCCTGGCCGAGGCCAGCCGAAAGATGCGGCGCCGGGTCATGGCCTACGCAGACCGCACCCGGCTATTCTGCGACATAGACGAAGCCAGCGAGGAAGCCCTGGACGCCCTGGCCGTGGAATTGCAGACCCCCCTCTATAAAAACGACTACCCGCTGACCGTAAAGCGGCAGATCGTTAAAAACAGTATGCTCTACTACATACGCAGCGGCACACGCGGCGCCGTAGAAGAACTGCTGGCCGACATTTACCAGGGCGCAGAGGTAGAAGAGTGGTTCGAGTACGGCGGCGAACCAAACTACTTCCGCGTGGCTATTGATATAAGCCGGACGACCGTGCCGGTGGCAGAAATGACCCCGGCCGAATTGGAAAGCTGGCTCTACAGCGTAAAGCGGGCCAGCAGCGCCCTGGAAAGCCTGAGTTACATGATCCGCCACGCGATCACCATCGGCTGCAAGGTCGAAGCGTTTCTGCAAAGCCCGCCGGAGTGCGGCACCTTGGAGTGCGGCACCTACCCGGAGGCCAGCACCCTGGGATGGAGTGCCGGAGCCTGGCTGCAGATTGCAGGACGCGCGGACGCCTACCTGGTAAACCCGCCGGAGTGCGGAACCGTGCCGGAAATTTCGACCGTCGGCTGGAGCATAGACGCTGCCATCAGCCAGGCGGGCAGCGTGGCCGAGGCGTTCGTGATAGAGCCGCCGGAGGCAGGAACCGCTGAGGCCGGAGAAAAGCCGTTGACAGCAACCCTGGGCCAGAGCCTGGAAGCGGGCAGCCAGTACACCGCAAAGGTGGACATTTACCTTGTTACCCCGCCGGAATCGGGCGCAACCGAATGCGGCGCGGGAATATAAACGCCAACGCGGAAAAGAGGTGAAGACGAAGACATGGCATTTTTTACCGACAAGTTCCTGAACGCCCGCAGAGAAGACCTGCTGCGCCACATCTACCGTTTCCAGTATCAGCTGAACGGCGGCACCTGGTACACCGGCGAGATCAACAGCAAGGAGGTTGTGGGAACGAACGTGGTTGTTTTTGTAAATATGCCCAGCAGCGGGGCGGCCGATACCGTAACCGCCGTGAGGGTCTATGACAACAACGACAGCCTGGCGGGAAGCCAGAGCGTGAACCTGAAACGGCAGAGTTACAACACCGGCTTACTGCGGTTCACGTTCCCGCTGATCGAAGCAACGACCGAATAAAGAGAGGTGAAAGGAAATGTATCAGCGCACATTCTGGCGAGACCGGGCCGTGGATCAGACCGGCCAGGTTATCCAGCACGGCACCCTGCAAGACCAGGCGCACTTCAACAACATGGAAGACGGCATCGCGGACGCGAACCTGGCCGCAGCCCTGCAGAGTTTTTATGACGTGCAGACCGGCTATGAGAACGAGGCAGAGGTGCAGACCGTGACCCTGACCGCCAACAGCTACCCTTACCCGTTCTGCAACAACGAAAAGGCCGTGGCGCTGCGCACCCTGCGCAACACTACGAACTACACCGTGGACGTGGACGTGGTAAGTTACGCGGGCGGCCAGCTTGGCGACATTCTCGTCAAGGACAAGGCCCTGAACGGCTTTAAGCTCCTGAGCGACGGCAGCGCCAAAACCATCACGCTCCGCGTGAAAATTACTGGAGGTATGACCGCATGAACATAATCGAAATGAACGACGGCCGCAAGGTTGACTATGCCCTGCGCAAAACCAAGCTGACCTTTGCGGACGGCGCCCTGACCATCGACCTGGCCCGCTATCAGCGTGACTACACCGTGACCAAGGACATTATGGCCGACGGTGACGGCAACCTGCTGGTGGGCGCGAATGGCCGCTACTATGTGGCCCAGGTCGAGATCCCGCCCATTGAGTACGAGGAGACCGTGGTGGAGGCAGAACCCATGCCCGCCGCCGAGAGCGATGGCGATGGCGAAAACCAGGACGGCGGCACCGAGACCCGCACGACCGTGGAGCGCACCGCCAAACCGCTGAACACCGACGAAGTCACGCTGCGCCTTTGGAGCGTTGCCGGCTTCGATATTTACTAAGGAGGAAGACACAATGGCAAACAACTGGGAAAACAGCAATCAGGTTTTGCAGGCTATCTGCCCGACCAACGCCCTGAAGCTGGACGACATGAACCAGCCCAGCGTGATGGTTTTTATCCCCGCGTTCCGGCTGTGCGACGTCCTCAGCACGAGCGACACGAGCATCCACCCGGCATTCCGCCGCAACGGCGTGCAGAAAGACGGTTTCTGGTTTGGCAAGTTTGAGTCGAAGATGTACAACGGCCGCGCATACAGCCGCCCGAACGAAGACCCGACCGTGAGCATGAACCAGGATCGGTTCGTGGCGCAGACCAAGAGCAAGGGCGAGGGCTGGCACGAGGCCACCAACGCCGAGTGGGCGGCCATCGCCCTGTGGTGCCATAAAAACGGCTGTGAGCCTTACGGCAATAACAACTATGGCAAGGATGCCCGCGAAACCACCTACAAGGCCCGCAAGACCAGCGACGACAGCGGCAAGACTGGCCGCGTGGCGACCGGCACCGGCCCCGTGACTTGGAGCCACGACGGCACCCTGGCGGGCATCTGGGACATGAACGGCAACGTCTGGGAGTGGGTCACCGGTTTGCGCCTGGTTTACGGCGAGATTCAGATCATCGCCGACAACGACGCCGCCGACAACAGCTGCGACCTTTCCGCCAGCAGCACGGCCTGGAAAGCTATCCGCGCCAGCGACGGCGCCCTGGTTACGCCGGACGGCAACGGCACCACCGACGGAACCGTCAAGATGGACTGGATCAGCAACAAGTGCGTATACAGCACGACCATCACCACCAAGGCGGACACCGGCCGTGGTTGCTCGTTCAAGGACGTGACCTGCGACAGCACCATCGGAGCCGCCGCCAAGCTGCTGCTGCAAGCCCTGGCCATGCTGCCCGACACCGCCCTGACCGGCGAGGGCATCGACGCGAACTATGGCGGCGATTACTTCTATTTCAACAACGGCACAGCCGAGCGTTGCCCCTATCGCGGTGCGCGCTGGAGCAGTGGCGGCAACGCTGGCGTTTTCGGCGTCCACCTGGGCAGCCCGCGCTCGGATTCCAACACCAACGTCGGGGGTCGTTCCGCTTACCAGGAATAACTGAACACTGAACCACCGAAGCACTGGTGGGGTGGGCGATAGCCCACCCCTTACTTTGTAAAGGAGGCAGAGCCGTGGAAGATACGCCACCGCAGAAAGACTTTGAACCTTTCCGCATCAAAGAAAAGGTCGGAGACATGATGAAGTATGGAATGCCGATCACCTACGGATTCAGCCGGAGGAACAAGGAACTGGCGGACGAAATACGCCGCAGTATGCTGACCATGTACCGCCTGACCGTAAAGATCGAAAAGAAATACTTCAAGAAAACCACGACCCAAGACCTCGACGAAGAACTGGCCGTGCTGCGGCATTTGATACGGATGGCCGCCGACAAGGATTACAGCGGCCCCAAATATGCCCCACCCCTTACGCGGCACCAAGAAGAAGTATGGAGCCGCATGAACGATGAAATCGGCCGAATGATCGGAGGCTATATCAAAAGCCTACCGAGATAGGCCGTTCTCATACCAACGGGAACGCGCCAAATGTAGCGTTGCCCCTATCGCGGTGCGAACTGGAACAATGGCGGCAACGCTGGCGTTTTCAACGTCAACCTGAACAACCCGCGCTCGAATTCCAACACCAACATCGGGGGTCGTTCCGCTTTTCGCCAACAGCACACGGTGCAGACCTGCACTTGATACGAGGGCCGCCGCCCCAGGGCGACGGTCGATGTGCCAGGCCAAAAGGGGCGCGTTTCTATTCCTGGACCGACAGCCCAGGAGAAAATCTGAATTGCTGCGGAGACGGAAACGCCACACGCAGCGCCGGTGAATACAAAACCTTTATGGACTATATGACCGACGGCAAGGCCGTCGAGATACGAACCGAGGACGGCCGGGTGGTAGTAGGCCCAGGCGCCCTGGAACTAATCAGCAGCTGGGAGTGGCTGCAGGAAGCCAACCGCAACGCCCGCCGGGGCAAGAGAACACGGCCCAGCATTATGCAGTATCAGGACGACCTGGAACACAACCTGATCCAGACCGGCGAGGAAATGCGGGCCGGAACCTACCGCACCGGGCCTTACAGGCGGCTGTGGGTATACATACCAAAGCGCCGCCTGGTAATGGCGCTGGACTACCGAGACCGGGTCGTGCAATGGAGCGTTTACCAACTTCTTTATCCCTACCTTGACCGACGGATGATCGAGGACAGCTATGCGTGCCGGAGAGGCAAAGGCAGCCACAAGGCCGTGGCCCGCCTACAATACTGGCTGCGCCAGATAGACCGCAAGCCAAACGGGAAAGAATGGTACTACCTAAAAATAGATGTATCCAAATACTTCTATCGCGTAGACCACGACGTCCTGCTGCGGATTTTGCGCCGCCACATAGCAGACCCCGGACTGCTGGACTTGCTGGCCGGAATCATAAACAACCCGGATGAACCGTTCGGACTGCCGCCAGGCATGAAGCCGGAGGATGCAGACTTCGAGGCGTGGCTCTACGACGTAGGAATGCCCATCGGAAACCTGCCGTCGCAGCTATTCGGAAACGTAGTTCTGAACGAACTTGACCAGTTTGTGAAGCACCACCTCAAGGCGCGGAAATACGAGCGCTACATGGACGACGGCCTGTTCTTGAGCGACAGCAAGGAAACCCTGAACGCCTGGAAGCAGGCCGTTGGCGACTACCTGCGCCAGGAACTGCACTTAGACCTGAACGACAAAACGGCCATACGCCCCGTGACGATGTGCATTGAATTTGTGGGCCGCCGGGTCTGGGCTACCCACAGCAGGCTGCGGAAAAGCACCGTCCGGCGCTTAAAGAACGAAGTGCATGGGATATGCCGCCAGAGGGCAGCGGGAACGCTGAGCAAGGCGGGCTTTGAACGGCGCTGCGCCAGCATACGAGGAATGCTTGACATCTGCGAGTGTGCCAGCCTACGCTGGCGACTGAATGAAATCTACCTGAACATTTTAGGAGGCGAAGAACAAAATGACCCCGCCCTCCCCTTTGGATGAGCCGTTTCTGACAGACCGGCTGTGCTACATCATAGCCGAGCAGAACGAAATCATCAAAGAACAAGCCAACACAATCGCACAGCTCGACGCCATCAACCCGATGGCCGAACGGATCCGCGAGGTGGACGTTTTGAACCGCGAGATGTGCAAAGACCTTTTTGATTAAGGAGGAAACAGACAATGGCGAATATTTACGGCATCGACGTCAGCCACCACCAGGGAGCCATCAACTGGAAGCAGACCGCCAGCGAACTGCGGCGCGTGAACGGAGGGACAAGCCCCGGCTTTGCGATCCTGCGCGTCGGTTACAGCGCCCGCCACGGCAAAGGCGGCCTGTGGATGGACAACCAGTGGACGAAGAACGTCGAGGGCTGCGAGGCTTACGGCGTACCGATGGGCGTCTATGTATACAGCTATGATACCTCCCCGGAAGCAGCAGCCATCACGGCCCGCCAGGTCGTGAACCAGCTGCGCGGGCATATCTGGGATTACCCGATCTATCTCGACGTGGAGTATGAGCCTTACAACACCGGCAAGGACGGCAGCGGCAGAAGCCGGACGCAGGTCAAGGCGGACAACACCGCGATTATCAAGGCGGCGCTGGACGTTTTCGAGAAAGCCGGTTACTATGCGGCGGTCTACTGCAGCCGGGACTTCTTCCTCAACTATACGAACCTGGGCAACCTTGCCGGCTTTGATAAGTGGGAGGCAGCCTATACCAGAAGCGACACTGCAGCCGTGGAAAACGGACTGTGGCAGTACAGCAGCAAGAACGCCCTGGGCATTGCCGGGTTCGGCAGCAGCCTGGACTGCGACGTGAGTTACAAGGACTACCCCGACATTATGAAGCGCTGTGGCCTGAACGGCTACATCAAGACGCCCGCCAGCAGCACCGGCAACACCAACGGCGAAACGCTGCAGACGCCGACCGTTGGCCCCATGAGCAAGGGCGACTTTGATCGCATCGTGAACCAGGCTGCCGCCCTGGGCAAAGCCCCGACGGAATACACCGTGCGCCTGGCGCCTATGGCTACCACCCAGGCCGCCCAGATCAAGGCGACCGCAAACGAACTGGGCATTCCCTACCTGAGCGCCTGGGTGGAGGGCTGACCAATGCAGCAGTACATCTTGGCGGCGCTGCCGTCGTTGATTTCCGGCCTTATGATGGCCGTCGCCGGGGCGCTGGGCGGCTATTTCGTAGGAAAGAAGAAGACCCAGGACAAAGAGGCGCAAGCCATGAAAGACGGCGTCAAGGGGCTGCTGCGCAAGGCGACCCTGGAACTGGGTCTGCACTATTTGAAAGAGGGAGCCGTGCCGCCCTACGGTATGGAAACACTAAGAAGCTGCTTCGACCCCTACATCGTCCTGGGCGACGGCGACCCCTCGGTCGCCCACATCGTCCACAAATGCGAAAACCTGCCCGTGAGATCGGGCAGTGAAGACTAAGGAGGAACCCACCATGAAAATCAACCTGACCGTCCGCGCAAAGAACCCCCTGTTCTGGGTGCAGATCGCCCTGGCCATCGTGACCCCTATCCTGGCATACTTCGGCCTGACCGCCGCCGACATAACCAGCTGGCCCGCCCTGGGCAGTCTGATCGTTCAGGCAGTGTCTAACCCCTACGTTTTGTGCCTGGCAGCCGTGAGCGTCTGGAATGCTTTGCAGGATCCGACCACCCCCGGCCTGAGCGACAGCACCCGCGCCCTTGGCTACACGACCCCCGGCGGCAAGAATTGACACATTGACGCCAGCGCCCCGCAAAGCGCCAGCGTGAGCGCATAAACAGCCAACAGCAAGCAAGACCCCGCCCATTCGGTAAACCCGAAACGGCGGGGTCTTTTTTCCGTTGGAAAAAACAGCGCAAAAGAAAAGGCCCCAGCCAAGACGGCCAGGGCGGTGGATATGTAGGTTATAAAGCCGGACGGTCGGCGTCGTTCAGGCGCAGCAGCCGCCGGGCCGTTTCTTCGTCAACGAAGTTCGTCCAGCCCGCGCGGCACAGCTCGACGGCAGCCTCGCGCAGCGTAAGACGACCGGCCAGGACATCAACCCGGAGCGAATCCAGGATGTTTTTTATGGGCAGCATAAAATGACCCCCTCCCCTTATTTTTTATCCTCTCCGTCAACGACGAAGTGGAAACCCTCCGTCAAGAGGGTGGTGCCGTACCGACCGGCGACAATGACGTTTCGGCGGCCCAGGTATTCCGCCGGGAGTTCGCCCCTGGCAATACTATCGAGGTTCCAGGGCGAAGGCTCCCACCTGCCCTTGTAGGCTTCCGGGATGGCGGCCCATTCAGCCGCAGAAAAGTGACGCACAGGACAGGCCTCCTTTCAGCGACTGCTGGACTTGTAGCCGTTGCGGGCAAGGAAAGCCTCGGCCTGGTGGAGTTCGGTGAAAGACCGGGAAGCGTGGCGCTGGCCGTCCCGACCCTTGATATGCTGCCCGGACAGAGCCTTGACAACATACTGGGTTTTGCCGTTTTTGAAAATCTGGTTGAAGTAGACCGCCTGACCGGCAGCGTTGAACATTTTCATAAAGGGAGCCTCCTTATTCCGCTTCGCTATTTCCATTCACGGCATCCGGCGGCCCGGATGTATTCGGTTGCGTCGTTGTCCTCGTCGGTGAATCCGAGAGGGACTTGACAGTTCGGGTCAACGCGGTTCCTCGTGTGTAGGACGATCGGCTTGTATGCGACCTTCCGGCGGCTGTCCACGATTGCCAGCACCACATCGGAATCCCGCTTGATGATCGGTGCATTTGCGTAGTCCAGCAGTTCCTCCATATCGTGGTAGCCGAACGTGTTGGATAGGCAGCAGCCATACGACGCGAACGTGAATCTCTTTTCATCAACAAAAGCCCTGATCTCGGCCCGCACCAGATAAGGCATATCCGGGTCAGTGGGATTCAAGCGTCTGAATTTCCCGTTGTCGATCAGCACCTTTTGCGACTTAATGCCGTACTCGTCGGCGTCTGCAAGGTCAATCCGAACAACTGGCATCTCGTGCATATTGATTGCAATCGCGATCTCCTGTTTCGTTTCAAGCATTTTCATTTTGTTCTCCTTTGCTCCCCGTCGCGCGGGGCCTGTTTCTGCCTTTCGTTTGTTTTTGTTGTCTGTGTCTTACCACACAGACGCCGTAATGTCCACTGGCAAATCGTCCAAACATTACGGCAGTTGTATGGCACTTTTTACGCTTTCAGCTCACGACCCAGCTTGTCACAGCGGACGAAGCCGGAGCCGTCCCATTTTGCATAGCAGACCATCGACCTGCTGCTCCGATAGTCTTTCTGGCCGTAGCCATAGACCTGACCGACAACCGGCTCAAAGACGACCAGATCGCCGCCCTCGCCCTGGCGGGCGTTGCCGGTATAAGTACCGACGCGAGGCTCGAAGTTGTAGGAGCCGTCGGCCCGCATAACGCAAACCCAGGGGCAACCATACCGGCGCTGGTTATAGGCACCCCACGAATCAAGAACCACATTCTGCATATTAGCCCACCCTTTCAGAAACAGCCATAATATCAAACTCCTGGAACAAGAATCCAGACCAGCCGTCGCAACCGGCGGCGCGGAATATCTCGACGGCCTGGGCTGCCGTAGCAGCCTCAACCACTTTGAAGTCTTCACGCCCATCTGGGCGGCGGTAATCAATCAGAAACGTTTTCATAAAGAATCTCCTTTCCGCAAGGGTTCAAAGAGCCTGGCTCAAGGCCCACACCATTGCATGACCGCCATCCTCGAAAGTACACTCCGATTTTTTGCAAAGAGCCAGGCGGCACTCGCACTCGCTCAGACCTGTTTCTTCCGGGGTCTCGGTAAATTTGTAAACGGCCGCAACAAAACCGCACCAGCAATAGTTGACAACCAGAACGTGATTGTTGAACTTGCACACCGCACCGTCACAAGCAGAAATGCGACCTGCGAGTTCTTCCTGGGTAGTGGTGGCGGCGAAGCGGTAAGCGTTCTTTTCGCTCTTGAATTCCTTTTTCATGGTATAAACCTCCGTGTGGGGCGAACCCCTTTTGTTTTCGATGTCTGTGTGATACCACACAAACGCCGTAAATGCAATGCGCAACTTGTCTAAAGAATACTGCGTTTGTATGGTAAAATTGCATCTTGCAAAATCACGGCGAACGCAGTAAACTTATATAAAAGGAGTGACAACAAATGACGAAGACCCAACACCCAATCGACGCCAAGTGCAAGGCGCTGGGAATCAGCCGCCGGGAACTTTGCCGACAAACCGGGATCAGCTACCGCACCGTGGAAAGCTGGTGTTCAGGCAAACGGAAAAGCCCGGACGTTTACCAGCTTTGGAAAGTGGCCCGCTTCCTGGGAGTACACATAGAAGACCTCCTGGATCCGGCAGCCATAGCCGACGACAGCAACGAAACCGAATAAAAAAGGCCCCGGCCAGAATAGCCGGGGCTGTTGGGTCGCAAAAGTGATATACCAAACTCTCAGGACAGGACATGTGGAGTGCGTGGTGAAGATGGTGCGAGAAGTGTGATTTATCCGACACAAGGAGTCAATAAAATGGCACTACCGAAATATGATGAATTATACAATCCCCTGCTGACTGCACTGCAAGACGGGCAGGTTCATGGGGCAAAAGCTTTGACTTCTGAAGTTGCGGCTTTGCTAAATCTTTCCGCCGAGGACATTGCAGAGCTTGATTCCAATTTTCATCGTTCCGTTTTTGTCAACCGCTTGAACTGGGCAAAAACCTACTTGAAAAAGGCAGGCTTGATTGACTATCCCAGTCGCGCCAACTACATCATTACAAGCGCAGGCAAAGAAGTTCTTACAAGCGATATTCAACTTACAAACGCCTATTTAAAAGCGCATTACCCTTCTTTTGTCGACTTTGTCAGTGGCAATTTGACCGAAACCTCTTTGCCGCATGACGATGCTGTTTTTCCAGACGACACAAAGACCCCCGAGGAACAGTTGGACAATATTTGCAAAACCATCACAAGTGCCCTAGCTGATGATCTGCTCACTGAAATCATGCAGCAAACACCTGCGTTTTTTGAGCAGCTAGTTGTTGACTTGATGAAAGCAATGGATTACGGCGATGGCTTTAAGACGAAAAGCAGCAACGATGACGGCATTGATGGCATCATTCATGAGGATAAGCTCGGCTTCAATTTGATTTACATCCAAGCTAAGCGGTGGCGTCCTGACATTACCATCGGCAAACCCCAGATTCAGAGTTTTGCCGGTGCAATGATGGGGCCGCCCAAAATTGAAAAAGGACTTTTCATTACAACTGCTAAATTTTCCAAGGGAGCCAAAGAGTACGCCGATGCACAGCATATTATTCTAGTCGACGGGCAAAAGCTCACTTCCTTGATGATTGAGTGCGGCTTGGGCGTGTCTGTGCAGAAGGTGTACCAAATCAAGCGCATTGACAGTGATTATTTCTCTGATTCACTTTAAACCCGCTTTTGTTCAAACTCTATTCCCCGCTTGTTCACGATTTGCCCATATTTGTGTGCCATAATAGTACGATAAAAACAATGCGGCTTTGCCGCAAAAAGGTGGTTTTTACATGAAAGGCTGGTTTCAGCGGTTTATGGCGGGCCGATATGGGTTCGACCAGTTCGGCGGTTTCCTGTGTATTTCGTCGCTTATCCTTATTGTCATCGGCGCGTGGGTGTCGCCGGTGCTGTACTGGCTGGGGCTGGCGGCCATCGTCTACAGCTATTTTCGCATTTTGAGCCGCAACACCCGCAAGCGGTACAGCGAAAACCTCAAATATCTCTCCTACCAGAACCGCGTTACCACGTGGTTTGGCAAGCAGCAGGTGCGGTTCAAGCAGCGCAAGGACTATCACTATTACCGCTGCCCCCAGTGCGGCCAGCAGCTGCGCGTGCCCCGCGGGCGCGGCAAGATCAGCATTACCTGCCCGAAGTGCGGCCATCAGTTCATCAAAAAGAGTTGACGCGCGATGTTCGGATATGTTACGCTTTACCGTAAGGGTCTGGCAGACGCCGAGATGGACCGCTACCAGGCTTACTACTGCGGGCTGTGCCAGACGCTGGGCCGCCGCTACGGACGCACCGGACAGTTGGCATTAAGCTATGACATGGCGTTTGTCGCCATTCTGCTTACAGCGCTGTACGACACGCCCACAGCCTTTTCCGAGGGCCGCTGCGTGCCCCACCCACTGAAAAAACGTCCCCGCGCGGACAACGAACTGCTGGACTACGCCGCCGACATGACCGCCGCGCTGGCGTACTACAACTTTCTCGATGACTGGCAGGACGATCACCGCCGCACCAGTCTGGTGCAGGCGCAAAAGCTGGAGCCAAGCCTGCCCGCCCTGCGGGAGCGCTGGCCGCGCCAGCTGCAGACCATGGCCGCACAGCTGGACAGGCTGAACGCACTGGAAAGCGCCGGCAGCCACGATTTGGATGCGCTGTGCAACGCCTTTGGCGCACTGCTGGGCGAGGTGTTCGCC